AGCCGGACTCAATGACACCATCAAGGCCATAGCCGAAGAACTGGAGATCAAACCTGCTGTGCTGAAAAAAGCCATCAAACTGGCACACAAGGCTGAATTTGGTCGAGCCAAACAAGATCACGAACTGTTGGAAACCATCCTGGAAACTGTGGGCAAAACGCTTTGAACAATTTCGTTGGCGATATTTGTGGTTGGATTCGGGATGATTATAAAACCTCTCCTGTACGTTTTTTCATAGAAATCACGGCCTGGGCAATTTCAATCGGCTGTGCCATCACCATGGCACTCACGGTACCAACCCCACCATTGATCGTTCTTTATCCCATCTGGATCATTGGTTGCTGCATGTATGCCTGGGCCAGTTACACCCGCGGTTCTGTTGGCATGCTGGCAAACTATGTACTTCTGGTCAGCATCGACAGCATTGGTTTAACAAGAATGCTGCTGGCATAAAAATTAAGTATATATATTATACAGGAATCGCTCACCTTGACGGGCATGAATCACGGCCGACCAGCCATAATTGGAGATAAATGAGTTACGTTGATGCACTTTATGATCGAGCACACGATCGCATACATGTGGTTGAAAGGAAAGATGGCGAGAGAATCTATCGCGAATATCCCGCCAACTATGTGTTCTACCACGACGACCCCCGAGGCAAGTTCCAATCAATCTACGGTACACCTGTATCAAGATTTTCTTCAAAGAACAACAAAGAGTTCCGCAAAGAAGTTCGCATGCACAGCAGCAAGAAAATCTACGAATCAGATATCAATCCCATATTCCGCTGCTTGGAGGACAACTACAAAGGGCAAGACGGACCACGATTACACACAGCATTCTTTGACATTGAAGTGGACTTTGATCCTGAACGCGGATTCTCACCAGTGACGGACCCATTCAATCCGGTCACAGCCATATCTATCTACATGGATTGGTTGGATCAGATCGTCACACTGGCCGTGCCGCCCCGGCACATGAGCATGGCAACTGCACAGGATATCGCCAGTGAATTCACCAACTGCTTTATGTTTGAGCGAGAAGCGGACATGTTGAAATCATTCTTGGACTTGATTCAAGATGCGGATATTCTCACTGGATGGAACAGTGAAGGTTATGACATACCTTACACCGTGAATCGCATCTGTAGAGTGCTGAGCAAGGATGACACACGGCGCATGTGTTTGTGGAATCAATTTCCCAAGCAGCGCATGTTCGAACGCTTTGGCGCAGAGAACGAAACCTTTGACTTGGTGGGGCGTGTGCATATGGACTATATGCAACTGTATCGCAAATACACCTATGAAGAGCGACACAGCTATGCACTAGATGCCATTGGCGAATACGAAGAGATTGGTCGCAAGACTGCGTTTGAAGGCACCTTGGATCAACTGTACAATCAGAACTTCAAGACCTTTATTGATTACAATCGCCAGGACACAATGTTGATAGGCAAGCTGGACAAGAAACTGCGTTTCTTGAGTCTGGCCAACACCCTGGCGCATGAAAATACCGTGCTGCTGCAAACCACCATGGGTGCAGTGGCAGTGACTGAGCAGGCCATCATCGTAGAAGCTCATGAGCGTGGTATGGTAGTTCCCAACCGTAAAGAAAGGCTCTCAGATGAAGACACACAAGCCGCAGGTGCCTATGTTGCTTATCCCAAAAAAGGCATCCACGAATGGATCGGTAGTATCGACATTAACTCGCTCTATCCCAGTGCTATTAGGGCCCTTAACATGGGGCCCGAAACCATTGTTGGTCAACTGCGTCCCATAATGACCGATCGGCTGATCCAAGACAAAGTGTCCCGAGGAGACAGCTTTGCTGCTGCTTGGGAGGGATTGTTTGCCAGCCTGGAATACACAGCCGTGATGGAACAACAACGCGGCACTGAGATCACTATAGATTGGCAGGATGGCGCAGAGACCATACACTCCGGTGCCGAGATATGGAAGATGATATTTGATTCAAATCAGCCTTGGATCTTGAGTGCTAATGGCACCATCTTCACATATGAGAAAGAAGCTGTGATTCCCGGCTTGCTCAAGCGTTGGTACAGTGAACGCAAGGACATGCAGAAAAAGGCCCGAGAATATGAAGGTAAAGATGATGTGCAGTTTGAATACTGGGACAAGCGACAACTGGTAAAGAAGATCAACTTGAACAGCTTGTATGGTGCTATCTTGAATCCCGGCTGCAGATTCTTTGACAAACGCATTGGGCAATCAACCACCCTGGGCGGAAGAACCATTGCCAAGCACATGGATGCGTATGTGAATGAATGCATCACCGGTGAGTACGATCATGTAGGTAAAAGTATCATCTACGGTGACACAGACTCTTGTTACTTCTCAGCATGGCCCATGTTGGAGAAAGAAGTTGCGGAAGGTCGCATGGAATGGTCTGCTGAAACTTGTATCGCATTGTACAACTCCATAGCAGATCAAGTGAATGACTCATTCCCGGGCTTTATGGAGCAGGCATTTCACTGCCCAAGAGACATGGGATCTGTGATCCGTGGTGGTCGAGAGATTGTGGCTAGAACTGGCCTGTTTATCACCAAGAAGCGGTATGCTGTGCTGTACATTGACAAAGAAAACAAGCGTGTGGATGTGAACGGCAAGCCGGGCAAGGTCAAGGCCATGGGCCTGGATCTAAAACGATCGGACACACCTGTGATTATTCAAGAGTTTCTGAGCGAGATTCTAAATAAGGTACTAACAGGAACACAGAAGGATGAGATCGTGACACGCATAAGAGAGTTCAAATACATATTCATGGAACGTCCAGGCTGGGAAAAAGGCTCACCCAAGCGTGTGAACAACTTGACCAAGTACGGCAAAAAAGAAGAACGTGAAGGCAAAGCCAACATGCCCGGGCATGTGCGAGCAGCCATGAACTGGAACACCTTGCGTCGCATGAACTCGGACAACTATTCAATGCAGATCGTGGATGGAATGAAAACCATTGTGTGCAAACTCAAACCCAATGCACTGGGATGGACCAGCATTGGCTATCCCACAGATGAGATGCATTTACCACAGTGGTTCAAAGACTTGCCATTTGCGGATGACGAGATGGAAGCCACAGTGGTGGATCAGAAGATCGACAATCTCTTGGGTGTACTGGGATGGGACTTGAAGTCTAGCACCAACACAGCCAACACATTTACCAGCTTATTTTCTTTCGAATGAAACTCAGCGACACAGTCAAATATCTAAATCATCTTGACACACTCAGTGTGCATGCGGCCTCTGCTGCTGCCATGGCAGAGGTTGCCAAGATCACACATGTGGTGCAGCACCATCCGGTACAGATTGCTGATCTATCAGCAGATCTGATCTTGATTCAAGCAGACATGATGGCATGTCTGCAACAGTATGAAGAAAAATTACGGCAACACTGTCAAGATGTTCATGTGTTGGTTCAGCAGCATGAGCCCGAATATTTTGCCAACAGTACTGATCTTTATCGCCAAGGCATGAGATCAGATGCAGCACAGCGTATTCTAGAACGAATCCGGCCCTTGGATCCTGCTACCGAAAAACTGTTACTTACCAGATTAATCATGTACACCGACTGGCGATATCCGGGCATGGTGATACGCCCGGCGCATTGTCTTGGCCTAGAGAGCTTGGTGGCCTTGGATCCATTGTATCTGGTAGATACTGATCAGGATCTACTGACCCCGGTCACCAACTTATTCACGCCAGAATATCAACGCAGATTACGATACTACGTGATCAAAGAATACACACAGCAAGATATATTTTGTAATCTACCTATGCAGCAGTTTGGGGTTGTGTATGCGTTCCGATTCTTTGAATTCAAACCTTGGGAAGTGTTACAACAATATCTAACTGAAATATTTGCATTGTTACGGCCCGGTGGCAGTTTGTTATTCAGTTTCAATGATTGTGATCATTGGAGAGCAGTGGCAATAACCGAAAATCATTTCTGTTGCTATACCCCGGGCAGATTGGTGCGCGAACATTCAAGAAAATTAGGTTATGAAATCACACATGAACACTATGATGATGCCGGAACCACCTGGTTGGAGTTACGCAAACCAGGCATGCTTGACAGTATCCGTGGGGCACAAACCTTGGCCGGTATCTTCAAAAAGGTCAACAACTTCTTAGAAGTTGTTGACAATTCCACACAAGATCTATATAATCAACTGGACTTGACAATGTTGATTGAATTGGCTGGCGTTTTAAATGTGGATATCAGTGAGGCCAAGACCAAGCGTGAATACAACATCAAAAAAGTTCGGCGAACCATATCAGCATATCTTAATTCAAAGGATTATTCCAAAGAATATCTTCGACAACTATTTAACCAAAGGAAAAACAAATGAAAGACCATCTCTTAGACCTAGTACAACACACTTATGATCTCGGCTGCATTGACTTGATCAAGGTGACCGGAACTGATGTTGATACCGCTGTGACTGCTGTAGCCGAAGACAAATCAGTGATCTTGGAAGCCAAGTTTGCTAATCCTGTGGCTGACTTTGTTGGTGTGTTTGGCATGCCCAACGGCGGCAAACTCAAGACCTTGCTGAACCTACAGGAATATCGCGAAGATGCCAAGCTGACCATCACCCGGCGCAGCACCGGAGAACCCGATGGTATCACGTTTGAAAACAAGGTGGGAGACTTCCGCAACAACTACAGATTCATGGCATCAGAGATCATAAACGAAAAACTCAAGACACTGAAATTCAAAGGTGTGAACTGGCACATCACCTTTGAACCCACCGTGGCTGCTGTTCAGCGTCTCCGCATGCAAGCACAAGCCAACTCTGAAGAACCAAACTTTCAAGTCAAAACTGAAAATAAAAATTTGAAATTCTTCTTTGGTGATCACTCCACTCACAGTGGTAGCTTTGTGTTCCAACACGACATCACTGGCACACTCAAACACACATGGAGTTGGCCTGTGGCACAGGTCATGAGCATCTTGGGTCTCACTGGCGACAAAACCATGAAGATCTCGGATGATGGCTGCATGCAGATCACTGTGGATTCGGGTCTGGCTGTTTACAACTACCTCTTGCCGGCACAGACCAAGTGATTGAACAAGACAATCTCACAGCCAAGCAGCACGACTGTGCAGTGTTTCTTCCGGCCATCTCGGGATTCTATGCTGCGTTCATAGGCAAGCAACGCAATGAACACTATGTAGATCCTGCCAGATTTCCCAGTGGTCTCACAGACATGGAACAGATGAACTGGCTCAACAGCACCAAGGGATTGTTTCCATATCGTTGGAGTCTGTACTCAGGCGGGCATGCCAACTTGGATCTCAACAAACAGGATTGGTCGGAAGACATGGTTCGCAATCGAGAACCAGGCACATTCATTCTGGGCGACTCGGGTGGATTCCAGATTGCCAAGGGCTTGTGGGAAGGCGATTGGAAGGCCAACTCGGGCTGTGTCAAAGCACAGAAGAAACGAGCTGCCATATTCACATGGTTGGACACTGTGAGTGACTATGGCATGATCTTGGATATTCCAACTTGGGTGATACATGACAAAAAGGCCAGTGCTGCATGCCAGATCTCCACACTGCAAGAAGCTGTGGACGCAACCAAGTTCAACAACGAATACTTCATGAAGAACCGCAAAGGCAAAGACAACGGTGGTGCCCGGTTCTTGAATGTGTTGCAAGGAGAAAATCACACCTCAGCAGAGAAATGGTATGAGACCATGAAGCACTACTGTGATCCACAACAATACCCGGGCCGGCACTTTGATGGTTGGGCCATGGGTGGTCAGAACATGTGCGATGTGCATCTTGTGCTCAAGCGCCTGGTGGCGTTGAGACATGACAATCTGCTGCAACAGGGTGTGCATGATTGGATGCACTTCTTGGGCACATCAAAGTTGGAATGGGCTGTGCTACTCACCGTGATTCAAAGGGCTGTGAGGAAATATGTCAACCCAGATTTC